GATGTCTGCGCCCGCTGTCCTGCAGCAGGGTCGATCAGACAAGCCCTTAACAGGGCAGTCCCGCTGGTCGAAAGAGAGTGGTCATTAGAACCCTCTTGCCAGCGATACCGGTTTTCCGGTAGGAACTGCTCTGCCCTGAGGGCGGAGTTGGAGACCAGGAAGGGTCTCCTCTTGGGTGCCTTGGGTGAACTTGAGGCACGTAGCGTTGCGCAGGCGTTGAAGAGCTGTTACAGGTTCTTCGATGCTCCCTGTGAACGCTGCGACAAGAGGGGATCGTCAATCGCTCGGGGCGAGTGGCAAGCTCATGTCGCTCGTGACCCGGGTCAACCCTGGGCTTCTGCCAGCTGGAGTGATGACCCGATCGGGGAGCTGGTCCGAGAAGTTGAAAAACTTCTCGGCCCCGATTGGGCTTGTGGGGTGGGTAGGTATCGGGTAGCCGGGACGGTTCCTGACCAGAACGGCTGCCTCGAGACACCTAGAGGAGAAGGAGGGACCCTGGGGACATCGTCCGCTGAGTACAGCGCGGACACTTTCGCTCTTCGCGTCGGTGTTGCGAAGACGAAAGGTAAGTTCCGCGTGGTGACGATGCAGAGCGCCAGGGTAAAAGAGGTGTTACGTCCCTTGCACGAGTGTCTTTACGACTTTTTGAGTCGTCGCTCGTGGCTCGTTCGGGGGGACGTTACCAAAGATCATGCTCGCAGGATCTTTGGAGATGTGCGACCAGGCGAGAGTGTGATTAGTGGCGATTACGAGGCCGCCACTAACAACATCTACGTGGAAGTAGTCCACGCTCTTGCCGCTGTCGTCGCACGCGCACCTTCCCTCCTTCCGGAAGAGAGAGAACTCCTTTTGGGGAGTTTTGAACCCTCCAACCTTCATTGGGTCTCGGCGACGGGTAGGTCTCGGCCTATCCGTAGAGGCTCAATGATGGGCAACCTGTTCTCCTTCCCCTTGCTCTGTTTGTTAAACAGGGCTTGTTGGGGTCTGGCGAACAGAAGGGTTCAAGGCAGGGAATGTCGACGTCGGGCCGTGTTGATCAACGGCGACGATATTGCCTTCGCAGGCAGTACCGGGATGTACCACTCCTGGCGGTGCATCACGTCGACTTTCGGTCTTGTCGTGAACGAGAAGAAGACCGGAGTCTCTAGCTCCTTTCTGGAGTTAAACTCGCGATCCTTCCATTGTGAGGGTCCTGGCCGGAAGGTCAGGGCTCTTCGGAAGCCAGTCTTCTCGGGGCTTTTCTACGACAAGTCCGACTCCTGCCTTCTCTCTCGGATCTGGGACGGGCTTCGGTGTCTGTCTCCAGGTACCCTTCGTCTCGCGATTCTTTCCGTGAGGAATGACATCGTCTGGAAGGGTGTGTGCCTGGGTTCAGTCCCGTACCGCCTCAGGTCCGTCCTCCTCTCGGAGCGCTGGTTCCGGCAAGCGCTCCGACCCATTAGGGATGAAATTACGGTGACCCGATCATGTGCCGGCCTCCCTGTTCTTGACAGGTCGTGGCCGGTCGTCACCACCACTCTCGCCCCTCCTCTTGGGCTTCGGCCCCTCTTTGATCGGGTCTCCAAGGAGTGCATCGACCTCGGTGTTCGGTTAGTCCGAGGTGTGAAGTGTACTCCCAAAGAGGTGGAACTTTGTGGGTGTCGCCGGTGCAGGACCCGCTCCGTGGCCCCT